CCGGTATGAAGCTGCGAAGGCGAAGACAAGACCTTCGAGACGTAGCGGGTCTTTGCGTCGTCGGCACTCGAAACGACGTCGGCGACGATGGTGATGGTGTCCTCGTGCGGCTTGTAGTAGCCGGCGACTCCGCCGGCGCCGGAAGCGTCGATCTCCTTCGCTAGCTCCTCGTCGAACTTCTCTTTCGACCACGACTTGTCTTTGAGCAAGATCTCGTGCATGTCGCGGAAGTCTCGCTCGACCTTCTCTTTCTCTTCTGCGACCGTCGAGACGCGAACCGAGACGTCCGACGTCAGCGGGAACTGCTTCATCGCCGCCGCGATGCCGGCAATGGACGCCGAGAGCGCTTTCTTCTGGTTGTCGGTGAGCGACTTCGAGGCTCGCTCGATGTCGGCTTCGAGGATCGTTCGGTCGTCGTCGGAACCGAGCCAGCCGACGGACTTCAAGAGATCGCCGGGGTGCCCGCCGGCCTCGAAAATGTGCTTGTGCGCGGCGGCGGCGAGTGCGTCGCCGGTGTGCCCCGACTCGCGGCCGGCTTTGCGCTTGATCGCCTCTTCCTTCGCGGCTCGCGCGGCCTTGCTGGCGGCGACCTTCGCGCTCTTGTCGCTCTTGTCGCTCTTCTCGCTCTTCTCGCCCGAGCCGGAGCTAGACCCGTCGCCGGCGGCGCAGGTATTGCCGGTGTCGAACGTCCCGTCGCCTTCCTGGCCGCATGGGTTCAGCGCTCTCTTCGAGAGACGCTTCGCCTTCTTCGCTGCGCTGGCGACTCCGCCGGAGAGGACTTGCTGCCCCGCCGGATCCGGGTCGTCCGGAGCGTTCTTGCCCGGGGTGCGGCGGCCGGGAGGCTGGCGGCGGCCGGGGAGCCCCGGGATCGCTCCCTCCGGGCCGCCTTGGGGCGGGTTGGCGGCCTGCTTGGCAGCGGCTTCCGCGGCGGCGAGAAGGGCTTCGAGCGTGTTGAAGTTGTGGGAGAGGAGCACCGTGTCGCCGCCCTCGACCGGCGGCCGGCCTTCGGAGACTCGGCCTTCGTTGATGGTGGCGAGACCAAGCTGGATCTCCGTCGTCATCATGCGAGAGCGGGACGCGGAGTCGGTGCGAAGGATCGCCCGGACGTCGAACTCGGGAGTGTGCTCGTCGTCCTCGTCGAACAGCTTTAGCTCGATCTCCTTTTCGAGCCGGAGGATCCACGGGCCGGCGCACGACCGGAGAAGCTCGATGCCGGCGATCTCCGGGTTCCGCTGCGGAGCGCCGCCGGAGAGCCCAAGCTGCGAGGGCGGGACGCGGTAGATCCTGGCGATCTCGCGGAGTTGCGATTCTCGGGTCGCGTTCAGTTCGTTGTCGCGGTTCGATCGCCCAAGCTCGTGAGCCTTGAGCCCGTTGGGCAAGATCGCGGTCTTGCCGGCGTTCATTACGCCGCCGTAGATCTGCCGCCACTGGTCGCGGAGCTTCTCTTGCACCGGCTCGGGGACGCTGTTCTCGGTTTCGAGAACGATCGAGGGACTCGCGCCGTTCTTGGCAGTCGCGATCGCCCGGAGATCGCACGCGCGTGCTAGCTCGATCGCTTCTGACATAAGCTCCGCGGGAACCATCCCCGTCAAGCCGCCATCGTTCGAGAGCCACTTGAAGTGAAGGATCTGGTCGGGCGTGAAGAACTCGTCTTTGCCGGTGTTGGGGTTGTCGTAGGCGTAGCGGATCACGCCTTCGGCAGTCTCCTCGACGCGCATGCGAGACGGGTGCATCGGCACGAGTCGGAGGACGACGCCGCGGCTGCGGACGATCTCGCAGTACGCATTGCCCCACACGCAGACCCACGCGACCAACGTCTCGACCCACGAGAACGCGGTCACGTTCGGGGAAGGGGAGACGTTCAGCAGTCGGTAGAGCGGATGCTTCCTGGCTCGCTTCTTCGACCGATCGTCGATGCGGTAGACCTCGATCGGGAGACTGGCGACGGTCTCGGAGATCACGCGGACGCAAGCGAGGATCGACATGCAAGCCATCGCGACGACCGGGTCGCTTGGCTTGCCTTTCGCGGGATGAACCCCGAGATCCTTCCAGATCCAGACGTCGGTGGCGCGCTGCTGAGTCGCGATCTCGCCGATGCTCCACGTTTTGATGTCGGACGGCATGCTTGCGCTCGCGATGGGAGGGGACGGTCCTGGCCGCATGCGGCGATTGTCGACCCGGGGCAACAAAGCGGGCAAGAAAACGCCGCTAGATCGTCGAGAGGGTCCAGTCCAGTTCGTCTTCCTTGACCTCTTCGAGCCAGCTTCCGATCGCGTTGACGAGCGCGAATATCCCGTCAATGCGACCCCGGCTCTTGTCTTTGGCCGGCTTGATGTTCCCGGCTGCGTCGCGAGCGACGACGCAGCAACTCGCTTGCCACGCGGAGAGCGGATTGCCGCCGTGAATGAAGCGACGCTCCGCGACGATCTTCTCCAGAAACTTCGAGGGCTCGGAGAGCGAGCCGTAGCCTTGCCCGAGCTTGACGATCTCGACGCCTTCGCCGGCTAGCTCCTGAGAAAGCTGATTGGCTTGCCACCGATCGACCGCGAGCTTCTTGATTTGCACTTCGGTCGAGAGATGGAGGATGTCTCGCCGGACAGTGGCGAACTCGACAGACTTCCCGGGGGTGAGCCTGAGAACCTCGATATTCGCCCAATGCGTGTAGGGGACATGGTCCCGAGCTTCGAGGGTCTTGATCTGCTCTTCGGGGAGCCAGTAGATCCACAAGGCGGCGGCCTTGCGTGCGGGCTTGCCGCCCTTCGCCGGCTCCGGCGGCCAGAAACAGCAGAGGCTCGTCGTGTCGAACGACGCCGAGAGATCGAGACCGGCGTAGCATGGGCGATTGCGGAGATCTTCCGGGATGTCCTCGGCGCCGGCTTCCCAGTCTGATTGGCGGAGCCAATTTTGGAGGCTCCCTATCCATTGGTTGAGCCTCAATGTCCGGAAGCTCGACTCCTCCGTCGGGATCTCCTGGGCGACTTTGCAAGCCTGGGCGATCTCGGCTTCGTGAACTGAAACACCATAGCCGGGGTTCGCCTTCTTGTGAGTCTCGACCGACGTCCAGTCGTCGCTCTCGTCGGCGGCGTAGATCACCGGCAGGAACGTCGGGTCGTCGACCTCACCGCGCTGGACTCGAAGAGCGTACTCCCACACTCGATAGCAGATCGACTCCTTGTCGACGCCGGCCGTCGTGAGCGCGGCAACGAATGGTTGCGATCGAGCCCCGGTCGACGACGTCATGACTCGCCAAAGCTCTTCGTCGGGCTGCGTATGTAGCTCGTCAAAAATCACAGCATGACTATTCAAGCCGTGAAGGAGTCCAGCCTCGGCGCTCGTCGCTTTGTAGTGCGAGTGGGTCTTTGGGACGATGATCGAATTGCGGTATGGCTTGCAGAGTCCGGAGAGAGTTTGGTTCTGCGCGATCATGCCGCGAGCGATGTCGAAGACGATCTTGGCTTGATCTCGCGAGCCGGCGCACGAGTAGACCTCGGCTCCGGGCTCGTTGTCAGCCACGAGCGCGTAGATCGCCAGCGCTGCGGCGAGAGTAGACTTCCCTTGCTTTCGAGGAAGGGCGAGAAGGGACGTTCGGTACTGCCGCCGGCCGTCGGAATTGAGTGTCCCGAAGAGCTTGCGGATGTAGTCCTTCTGCCATTGTTCGAGAAGCAACGGGCGGCCGCCGAGATCGCCTTTGACATGGGTGCAAAAGCGCTCGACGAAGAACACGACGCGGTCGCCGGGGGTCAGGTTAGCCGACAATGCCTAGGATCTCCGCGTCGCTCGGACCATCATCGTCGCCGGTGCCGGCGATCGGCATGCCGTCCTTGATGAAGTTGATCGTGCGTCTCGCGGCGGGGGTCAACCCGAACTCTTTGTCGAGCCGGAGCAACTGATTCGCGCACGATTCGGCTTCGGTTGCTTCGGTGGCAGTGCGCTCGACGCCGGTGGGCGTGACCGTCTTGCATCCATGCTCGACGATCCAGTTCGTCGCTCGCTGGTATCGAAACTGGAGATGGACGTAGCGAGCAATCGCGTGCTCGTCGATCGCGGTCAGCACGCCGATCGACTCCAGAGAGCCGCAGACTTTGCGCCAGATCGCGAGCAATTCTTCGTTGGCGGCGATGTCGGGCGGCGTGTCGGGCCAGCCTTTCACGACCTTCGATTCGGCGGCGTGCTTCTTTCGATGGGCGGCTCGCCACGAGCCGCGGGCTTCCATTTCTTCGGTCGAAAGCGATGGCATAACCATGATCTAGCTCCAAAAAGGCAAGCGAAACCGTTTCTACGGCCGTGAAATCAAGGCGACAACTGGGGCCGGGTGTGCGCGGGGGGAGCCTGTGGTTTGGGGCAAAAACCCTCCGAAAATCGGACCCCTCCCCCCCATGGGGGCTAGAGCCCCCTGGTAGGGGGATTGGAAAGCTAGCCCTTTGGCACGCGCTTTGTCCACGAAGGGGAGCAACTCGAAGCGCTCGCGCTCGCGCACCATGTCGCGGGCGGCTTCCCTTGTGATGGCGATTGTCTCTCTCTGCATGTCTTCATCGAGTGGCACGATATGCAAAGCGTTTGGAGATTCGATAAGTCGTCGCTGCCGCCTAGCCTCTTCGATACGACATGATCGACATGGGCTTCTCCCGCGCGTGCGATCACGCGCTTGCATTGGCGGCATTGCCAAGCATCGCGAACCAAACAAGCAAGGCGGGCTAGCCGCCAAGAGCGAGAGCAATAGCCGCGAGCGTTGGCATTAGGGCGGGCAGTGTCGTCTCTCGTGAATCTGGCCTTTGGCATGATCTCTCACCTACTCGCAGACGCACACTCCCGCGCACTGGCACGCGCGGGGGTCGATAATCACTTCGAGCCGCACTCCGCGCGGGACAATCACAACTGGAGGAAATCCAGCTATGCGATTCCGCATATCTGCGACATGTCTGCGAATCTCTTCGAGCGTTTTCTCTGCGAAATCGTCTTCAAGGTGCATGGCAAGGCATATCGTCCCTGCTGGCACTGGCAGGATTGACTCAAAGGGGTTAGGCATCGATCGCTCCTTCTAGCTTCGTCTTCCGCCGAGTTGTGCGATCTCACGATCGTCTAGGTCGATCACGAAGCGGAGCCCGTCTTGCGACACCGCAACGAATGACTCTCCATCGCTGGCGACGGCGTTCCATAGCCCGATGGGCAACTCGCGAGAGAGCCAGCGGTTCGCTCCGCCGGCGTCCGTAAAGACCCCGCCTTCGAGGCCGGGACGGCCGATGATGCACACACTAGAAAGTGTCGCGCGGTCGTAACCGACTGCGCACCATAGTCCGAGCTTCGGCGAGTAGCAGAGCCCTTCGAGGGATTCCTGGCCGGGCATCCGTCCGTAGTTTCGCCATGTCGCTCCGTCGTCGGTCGTCAGGTAGAGGTGCCGGCCGGGGGCTATCGGGCTTCCCGTCGGCGATCGGGTGTCCGTAGTCGTGACGATGACGTTGGTGCCGTCGCTGGCGGCGGCGTAGACCCATCCGGCATTAGCTGCGTTTGCCCCCCACGGTACGGCACGCGGAAGCGTGTAGGCGGCGGAGATGTTCCCGGGCTGAGTCGCGAACGTGTTCCACTGCGAAAACAAAATGAACCGTCGGCCGGTCCAGACCGTGCATGTCACCGCTGGATAGGTCGCGTCGGTGCGAGCGTCGAACGTCGTCAAGTTCGTCGTGTAGCTTGTCCCCGCGACTGGTCCGGGCGCGATGCCGGCATACATGTAACCGTCGGGGCTAGCGTCAAGACTGAGAATTGCCCATCCGTTGACGGTCGTTCCCATCGACGGCTTTGTGAACAGTGGATTCCAGAAATCAAGCTGCGGCGTATCTCGCGACAACAGCTTGTAATGTTGATTCACCCCGGACCGTAGCCACTTCGACGAGCAAGCCCACCATCCATCACGGTAGACGATCTGGTCGTAGATCTGCTTCTGGCCGAAGTAGGGCAGCGCGACGTCGCGCCATGTGTACCCGCCGTCTGACGAAACGCTAGCTCCCGGCGCTGTCACGGCGGGACCGTCGCCGGCGTCGGCCCCGGAAGCAGAGCCGAGTTGGTTGCCAACGGCGACGAAACGTCCGTTGCCGTAGGCGATCGAGAAATACCCCGTCGTCTGCGAACGAGTGATCGCTCCGCGGATTTTCTGTCCGGCAAGGCGGATCGGGATGCTCATTCGTCTTCCTCGGGAAGCGGCTGCATAGCCTTTTGGTAGGCGGCTTCCCTTTGGGCCTGGATGTCCTCGATCTCTTTCACCACTTGCGAGAAGAACGCACCAATGGCGAAGTGTTCGTCGACGACTGGTTGCGGAAGATGTTTTTCGTCGGCTTCCATGTGTCACTTATTTGGGTTTGCCAGATCGCCGATAGCGATCCATGTATTCGATGCCGTTTTTATAAGCCTGACGGTCGTGAACCGTCCTGAGAACTCGACGTCGGCAGAGGCGCCGCCGAAGTAAGTGTTCCGGACGTTGTAGAACAAGAACGTGGAGGCGTCCGAGCTAATCGAAGCGGTCCCGGTGGCGGTGTTCAGAATCTCGACTACCGACCCGACGGGGATCGCCGCGTTGGTCGTGAGGTTGATGTTCACGGCGCCCGTTCCGGAGAACAGGATCACTTTCCCGATGTCGGACGCGGCGAGTTGTCGGGCGTTGTTATCGAGCGGGACGAACTGCATCGGCCCGAGCGCTTCGCTGTTGATCGAGGCTTGGCGGAATGTGTTCGTCGCCCCCTGGAAAGCCGTATTCCCGGGTACGGTCATGTCGCCATTCGTCGCCCACGAGATACGGTTGGCGTTGGCCGTGACGTCAAAGATCCGGAAGGTGCCGGTGGCCTGCGCCTGGATTCGATAGGAGCATGTGACCGTGCCGGTGTTGAAGTCCTTGGATGCGAGGTTGAACTGCCCGGCTTGATTCGTGACGTTGAGAATAGCTAGGCGTCCGTCATAGTTGGCGACGCCGTGGCAGAGCATCCCACGGTAGCCCACGACGAAGTCTTCCGCTGCTTCAACTGCGGAAGACTGCCCGGCGTTGAGAGCGCCGACGGTCGCGCCGCTGACAGTGATGTTGCCGAGCCGGTCAAGCGTCAGGGACGCCTGAATCGCGTTAGCGTCTGACCTGTTTCCGATAACGAGAGAGCCGTCGGACGAAACGAAGACCGTCGCGTTCCGCTTGTCGGCTGGATTTGCGGTCGCGCGGATGTTGATGGTGCCGTCGATGTCGACCGATGTAGGAAAGAACTCGACGACGGGGTAGACCGTGCCGGTTTTGTCGAAGTCACGATAAGTCGACGGGCTGGGGATCTCCAATGCCAGCGATGGGGCGGCGGAGCCGCCACGGCAGGAGATGATCGCTCCAGACGAGAGCTTGCCGTTTAGGTCGTTGAGGACGGACATGCGCAGTGCCGTCGATGATCCCAGCAGATCGAGTTGGGCCTCGAAGTTGTTGAACAGATCCGCGTAGCGCCTTGAGCCAAGTACGAAGCTGCTCGTCTCGATGTACGGCGCGGATGCCGGAATCACGCTCTGTCCCCACACGACCGGATAGGCGTTTTCGTAGGCGTGGGCAGTCTCGCCGTGGCAGTCGATGTAGTTGATCGGCGAGTTGTCCAACGGCGGGCTATCGACTTCTTCAAAGCGAACACGAGTCGGTTCGCACGCATACAGCAAGCCGTCGCTGCCGACCTCGATGATGTTCCCGAAGTCCGCACTGGGTTGTGACGGTCCCGGGGGGCCGACGATCGACTGCCATGTCGCTCCGTCAAATACCTTGACGTCTTTACTTGCCATTGCTCGACCTCTTCTCTAGCTCGCGAGCGACCGCGACGGCGATCGCCGCGGTCGAGAGGGAGCGGTAGAACTCGACGACATGATCCATAGCAAGCGAGCCCTTTGTTGAGGAGTGACTCCGCACCGCGCGAGCCGCCGGGATTTTCTCCAAAACCGGCGACCCGCGCGGGCGGGATGAAATCAAGCCGTCTGGATCCAGACGGCGCCGGCACGAGCACCGGCGGGGGTCGTAGCCTGGACGAAGCACTGCTGGCTGAGACCATCTTCGCCGGCGGCCCCGTCTGCACCGTCTGCACCGGGATCACCCTTCGCGCCCGGTGCGCCATCGGCACCGTCACGGCCGGGAACGAGCGTGAAATTGAGGATCGCGTTCGTCGCGTTCCCCGAGTTGGTCACGGCCGCCGTTGCTCCCTCGTTCACGGTCCCGACGGCGACGGTCGCCGCGGTGCCGGGAGTGCCGGGGATGCCCTGCGGCCCGCGGATCGCGCCGACGTTTGTCCAGCCGGTCCCGTTCCACACGATGCCGTCGCCGACGGCGGCCGGGCCGGAGGAGCTAGCCGGAGCGCCGGCGAGCGAGCCGGCCGTGAGAATGAACATATCGCCCGGGGCATGGGTGCCGGTCGGAGGATAGGTCGTGGCCTCCCCCTGGATCGTCACGCCCGAGCCGTCCTTGCCGGGCTCGCCTTGCGGGATGACGAAATTGAGCACGGCGGCGGCCGTCGTGCCGGCGTTCGTCACCTGGGGGGCGTTGCCGTAGTCGGCGCCGGTGACGGTGCCGACGCTGACCGTCGCGGCCTGCCCGGGATCACCCTTCGCACCGTCGGCGCCATCGGCACCGTCGGCACCCGGATCGCCTTTGTCACCCTTCGCACCGTCGGCGCCGGGGTCGCCCTTTTGGCCGGGAGAACCATCGGCGCCCGGTGGACCCTGGACGGAAACCCATTGCGTGCCGTCGTAATAGAGAACGTCTTTCGTTGCCATGGAGCTAGACCTCGCGGGAGAGTGATGCCGGCGCGGCCGGC